AAATTATCATATCGAGGAACTTGTAATACTATATCTCCTGCTCCTGTAGTAAATAAATCTAAAAATAATATTTTTGATAATGAACTAATCAATGCCCATATACTCTCTTTCTTCATTCCATATAGAACTATTGTATTAGTAATAATTTTTTGTATTATAGTAGAATTTTCACCTACTATATTATCAAGAATAAATTCACTAGGTGCATCATACAATATATATATATCAGAACCAGGTTCAAATTCTCCTACAGGAATATCATAAACAGGTCTATTATTATTTCTAAAAACTGTTCCTGATGGCTCTATTCTTAGCTTTCCCCATAAAGCAGAATGTCTAAACCAATGCGTTTTATCTGTACAATCTTTCCAACCATTATCAACAAATATCTTATTGAATTCTGCTTTATCTTTTGATTTTAACTTATCATATGCTGTATTAAAACCAACAAAGGTGTTGAATGAATTTGCATACCCTATAAAATTATTTAATATCTCTTTCAAAGACTTACTAGATAAACTACTTGTATATGTAAAATCACTTAAGCTAAGCACATTTATAAAATTACCCATATAAGTATTTAAATCTTTTTCCGCTGCAGGCACTGTTGGTATTATAGTTTGTTTCAAATAATGTGCAAGCTCTACACACCCTAAAGACAATTCGATTTTACTGCCATAAATTAATGACTCATCTACACTTGTAATAATCCCTGTAAAACAAGGCATCCAACCATTTTCTTTTGCATCTTTATCCTTTACATCTATCCATATTCTACTATATAAAAATATTTTTCTTATTGATTCTTCTTTTTCACTTACTCCATTTGTGTATTTTGATAATAAACTATGCCAATATCGTCTATTACTGTTAATTAATTTCTCATCATTTGTCAATTCTTTTCTGTATTGCTTATCATTAGTATTATCTAATGATACAGTAGCAGTAGCTATATTTCCCATAGAGCGATTAATATTAACGCTAATAAATGTATCTATATTACATATATTTCTACTACTCATATCCTCTATAAGTACTCTACATATTTTCATTTAATCATATCCTTTTATATAATTCAAATAGTTTTATATTCATAATATGCTTCTGCTACTTCAGGTCTAATACTCTCTTCTGGATATGCTAAAAAAGTAAAACTAAAATTATAAGATAATGCAGAACTTGCTTCCCTATCATAATTAAAACTGGTTATTATTCCTCTTCTATATGAATCATATTTAAAGCCTAACCAAATATCCTTATGATAATCAGTTACTAACTTCTCTACTTGTAAAAAATTATTTAAATAATGTTCATCAGTCAAATTTCCTGTACTACCTGACCAAGTCTCATTAATCATTTGAAGACTTTCCCAATAATGTGTTCTATATCCTCCTGCTGATAAAACAGTTGATAATAAAGGATTTTTTGATATTTTCATGCTATTGGGATTAATTAAAAAAAAGTAAAATCTATTTATATCTTTCAACCAAAAAGTCAGTTGACCGCGTTTAATTACTGGTAAAGTCAGTTGGTTGCGTTTAATTACTGGTAAAGTAATTTGTTTAGATTCAGGAAGGATAAAAGAATCTATAGGATCGACTACAGGAGCCTGTATACATGTCTTTTCAGATGGGGGCAATTCTAATTCTAATACTCGTCGTTTTTCATTATCCATCAGGACTTTAATTACATCACATTCTGGTGTATTACTTAATATACCCTTATCTTCACCATATATAGTACAAGTATAATCCTCTATTTTTTTACCAACATTTGCACTCATATTAATATTGTCCTTTTTAATTTAACACATAGCAGCCTGATGATATGCTCTATATATTTCTTGTTTTAACTCTACTAAAGCCTTATCAATAGCTGCTTCATTCATACCATTTATATTTAATGATGCAATATTTACTGATACACCTGTTTGTAATGAACCATGAATAGAATCTGGTATAACATTAATTGGTGCAATCTTATGTATAAAACGGGAATCTATTTTAACTGGTTTCTTTTTTTCTTTAACTGATTTCTTTTTTTCTTTAACTGGTTTCTTCTCTTTTGCTGCCTTAATTGCAGCACTCATGTCTTCTTGTGTATAATCATATGTATCCCCTCCTGTTATTCCAATAAAAATTTCAACTTCTTCATCAGTCATACCTGCAAGTAATCGTTTATTTTCCTGTTCTAATGCAGAAGATTTATGTTTTCCTGATGAAGATTTATGTTTTCCTGATGAAGATTTATGTTTTCCTGATGAAGATTTATGTTTTCCTGATATTGATGTATCCTCAGAAAACCTTGTTGGTTCATTCGTCCTAAATATAGTTGGTTCATTCGTCCTAAATATAGTTGGTTCATTCGTCCTAAATATAGTTGGTTCATTCGTCCTAAATATAGGAAGTTTCAAACATACATCAAAAAATGCTTCCATTTTATTAAGTATATTTCTCAATATCGTAGTAGAATCAGTTAATCTATAGTTTCCCTGCTTAATTATTTGCTCCAATGTATAATTGCCTGGCAAACTTGCTTTTACAATAATATCAACTAAATCTGCAGGAGCCATACCTTGTAAACCTGTAATTCCTCCTGTCATATCTAAAATTGTACCTAAAATTCTTCCCATTGTTACTGGGTCATTTGATATACCCTTAAATACTCCTGTACTTGCCATCTGCAATAATACTTCTGATGCCCCTCCACTCATTTTAGCTGCTGAGATTAATTCTTGTGCCCAAAGCATTTCTGGAGATAATTTAATTTTACCTTTTGCAAGACCTAAATTTTTATACCATGCTTTATCTTCTGACCCCGCAAAGGCTATTTTCCACTGTTGTTCTAAAACATTTCCTGTAACACCTAAAGCATTCGCTACTATAGACTTCATTCCTGCTGTCATATTGGTTGGTGCCATTGCTACTATTAAACTCTGTACCCCTATTGTACCTTCTGCTAAAAACTTACCAAATGTGCTTACAATTTTTCCTGCTGAAGCTATGTCAACTCCAAAATACTTTAATCCTCCTGCCAATTTCATTGTATAATCTACATAATCTGATACTTGCATTCCATTAATTTCTTTCATAGCTCGTGCAGACGATATTAATGCTGCAAAACTCGTGGCTAAATCTTTTACTGGAACATGTAATTCCCTAAACATAACTCCTATAATATCAACTTGCTGTTCCTTTGATATTTCAGGAGTAAATGCAGCAAACGCAAATAATTGCTTAAATAAAGTATCGAGACTTCCTTCCCCACTTCCTATTGCTAAAGGATTGATATTTCTTTGTATATCTGTCATCAACCTTATTGATTCTTTAGGTAATATTTGATATTGCTGCTTCATATTGTCTACTACAAAATCTAATTGTTTAAAAGTAGCTTTATCAAAATATTCTAATCCACTTGTCTGCATCAAACTACCATAAGCGACCCTTTCTTCTCTTGCTCTACCTGCGGCTGCTACCATCTGTTGTGTAATAAATAATGAAGATGCTAACCCCATTGCAGCTAAATTACCAGAAAATATTTTTTGTAATAAATGTCCAATAACAGGTATCTCACCTACTAATGAATTAAAAATATTTCTTAATTCAGTAAATGATGATACAGCTCTACTTGTTACCCCTTGTGTGTTACCTATAGTAGAATATAAATTACCTAATGACGACCTTGCTCCTTCAGTACTATGTCTCTGTATATTAGCTAATGCTTCAGTTTTAGTAATTATTTCAGTCTCTACACTAGATAAAGATTCTTGTACACTCTCAGGCAATTTATTAAATTGGCTCATCATAGAATCTAAATATTTACTTTCTTGTTGTATACTGGACTTAAATCTTGCTTGATTATACTTTGCTATTCTATCTATACTATCCTGTATTCCAGTCTGTTCAGGATTATTCTGTATTTCTGCCATATCAAGCAACCTCTACTTTTTTTGATAAGACTTTTAACTCCTCTTCAAAAGCTGCATTTTCTACTACTTCTTTATTAAAAATACCTCTAAATTTCTCTGGGTCATGCCAACCTAATACCTGTAACTGTATCAAATAAGTATCCTTATTTAATTCTTGCACCTCATCATATCGTATACAAGAAAGTACCCAACTTCTTCTTAATACATATCGTATGTCATCTTGTTCAAATGCTAATATAGTATTTACCCAATTACTGCTTCCTCCGAACTGTTTAATGATGAGCCATTCTCCGAAAAAGGGGGCATCACATCCTTGTCTTCATTAAGACTTTTAATACGCTCATATAGTACAAATAAATAAAAATCTCTAAACGAGATATATTCCTGCATTAACTGGTCTAATACTTCTAACAATTCCTTATTAAGTATTTTTAATCTAACTGCATACACATTATTCTTATCTACTTCATTCATATCAATTAATTGCTTATTAGTGTATCCTCCAAATGGTTCTCCATTAATACTACTAATACTCTTTGATAATATTTCTTTATTTACTAACATTCCTCGTAAAAATAAATCTGCTGCTTGCTCTGTTGATATTTTATATACTGTAATCATTTCTTCAGCAGAAAGTAAATATAATTCTACTTTCTTACCAAGAAAGTCTATGGTTTGTGATATTTCAATATCACCAAACAATGCTGATTTACATAACAAATCTTTATCAATCTTATCTGTTTTCATTTTCAATCTCCTTTTCTTATATCTATTTAATACTAAAATTAGTACTTATACCATCACGATATTCAGTTCTACATCTTAAAGCCTGTATTTCACAAGTCTCTATTACTTCAGCACCACCAACCTCATAACTACCCATATCGTAAGATGTTATCATGCAATCTGACCAAATAGTTAAAGACTTTGATTCATTAGTAATTAAATCATATCCTATCTTATAGACATCAAAAGGCTTATTATGATATACCAAAGCGTCTAATGCCCGTACTTCATCAAAATAATCTTTTGATGTATTCAATATCTGTATCATACTATCAGAATAGACAGCAAGTTTTGTAATTGTTAGTGTATAATCAGGAGCTTGTGGAATTTGTGCAACTCCTTCTAAAGTCTCATCTAATCCTGCCCCCACTAATTGTCTTAACATTTTAACTGGTCGCTTTTCTGATGCCTTTAATGATTGTGCTATACCTATTTTGCGAGTAGTATTATCCGCATTTCTAATCCATATTTCTAATTTGTAAGCTACTGTTAATTTGCCTTGTACAGATTCTGCCATTATATCCTACCTCCTCTTAATTATAAATAATCTTATCTTTCTTTTCTTTATACTATATCAAAACCATATCTTACTTCTATCTCATTACAAGGATAAATAGGCTGATATTTAAAATATACCAATACTCTTGTTAACTTACTCACATCTTGTTCTACTTTCAAATTAGTGTAACTACTAATATAAACTGAATCCTTAAAATAATCAAGATACTTCTGTACTGTCATACCTATAGATGTAATCAATCCATTATTAATCTTTTTCCCAATATATACTTCTAATACACTCCTCAATCCTTTAATAAGCATATCATCTGTATACACAACAGAATTTTCAGAATTTTCTAACACTTGTGTGTCAGTTGTAATATCATGTCTAATCTTATTAAAACCACCACTACCATATACTACTAACACCCCATTATCAGCTAAAAAATTCATTTCTACTCTACTCAAAGTCAACCCTAATTGCTCTACACCAACTATTATTTCCCTTGTAAGAGATTTAGCAGTATCCTGTACCCCACAACGCTTACCAGCTATTGCACAAGCTAAATAATTACCATCATATTCTACTCCATTTATCATACCCCAATTACCTACATAAGTTACTCTCTTATTACTAAATTGTCGAGCATTATATATAATAGAATTAGCTGTCTGTTTATCCCCCACTATAGAATTTATGGGAGCTCCTACCATTGCACACATTTCATTTTTAATAGCATAAGAAGACTCATATTCTATAAATGATAATAACTTTACCCCCATTAACGAATTCAAACATATTACAACATCACACTGCATATTCTTTAATGTGTTTAATGCTGTAGAAAAATGTGCTATTGTGTCAGATTCACTCCCCACTAATAACAACTGTGCTGCACCATTAGCAAAAGCTAAACTCGATGCTATTCCTAAAGGACTTGTTCTACCATGTGCCGACCAAACATCTTTTTCTGTATAATAATAAACGGGCTTATTATATGCTAAATCAAAACTCTTATACAATAAATTAACTGTATAAGTCTCTGCTTCATCAGGTTTATTAACACAATTTGTAGCTGCTGGAATAGCTGTTCCTACTGCTGTAAAGTCAGCTTTAGTAAATCTAACAAATGTAATGCCTTTCCCTATAGGGGATAATGTAACAACTACTTGTATGTTATCAATATCTCTGCATATATTAGTTTTAACACTTCCATTACTTACCCATGTAATTTCTACTGCTGCTGTTTCATTATATAGATTAAAACTTTTCCAATTCACTGTAGTTTGTCCTGTATCATTAATACTCTGAACACCTACCCGACATATAGAAAAATTACCTTCTTTAATTATATTACCAGAACTATCTATACAAACTACTGTCTGCACCATAGCAGGAATTACAGGAACTTCATTCCAAACAATTTCATCTAATCCTGATGTATTATTAAAACTATAATCAATATCTTTCTTAAAGGGTATAGCTATAGCATTTGCTATCTGATATACAGATACAATATCTATAACATCCTTCATCAAAATATCCTTAATATCTGCTGTTCTACTAACTAATAATGCTAAAGATTTTTCTTCCCCTAAAGTCTCTCCCACTATACCAATAATTAAATTTCCTACTCCTACCATAGAATTACCTGCTAAATCTTTTTTACTGTATACTCCTGGTTCTATATATGCCATTACTATCACCCTCCTACTAAATAGATTTTATAATCTTTACATCCTCTACTATTTGCGGTTCAATACCTATTGTCCAATTCCATTGTGTCATTACATCATTCCAATTCCAACTTACTCTTCTTATCATTGTCCCAGACACTAAAGATCTTGAGGAACTCCCTCCATATCCCAATATATTGCCTTTAGCTCCATATAATATAATACCCACTTTCTCTAAATCTCTTCTCACTTTCGATTCTAATACTAACGCAGGTATTAGAATATCGGATATTCTTTGTATATCCAAACCTGACAAAGATTCTACATTAAAAGCAACCTTAAAATTAACTAAACCTCCAACACTTTCATATTCATCATTATCCTCTATCAGCTGTCCAAATCCTACATCTTTAACGGCTGAAAAATCTACATTTATTGTTATTGACGGAAACAGTCTCTCAGTATCTGCAAAATAAGATATTATATGAATTTTCGTATTTTGCTCATCTACTATACCATTATCATCCCCTACCCAACGATAATCTACTATATGTTCTAATCCTTTTATTGGAGCTTGTATAGCAAAAAACTTCTTTACAGCTTTTACTATATGTTTATTAACATGTTCGACAAAACTTAATGAAACTTCTTCCATTATATACTCCACTTAAAATTAATATCATATATTATATGTCCTACTTCTAATTCTTGTAAATCTCCCTCTAAACCAGTTAAAATTCCTCCATGAATTGTCTTTTTAACATTACTTATAACATATCTTATATTAGATTTTCTTACTACTATATCTCCTGTATATACCATAGGGTAAATACTCATCCAAAAATGAGGTTTATTATCTACTACTTGTCCTAATTCTTCTAAATTTAACACTCTTGTTGATTCATTAATTCGTATATTCAAATTCTTCTTATATTCATTTAATTGTACTATATCATACCCACCACTAAATCCTGTACCATAACACTGACTACATCTAAATATTGCTTCTCCTCTTTCTATAGAATAACAACTACATCTATTTCCTGCTGTCTTTTTACTAAATATAGTTACTTGTTCTCCTAATCCTGTAAAAAAGGGGCTGTACCCTAATAAAAATTGTCTTCTTTTGCAGACTTCCGTCAATATTGAATTAATTTGCGGTACAGCCCCATTCATTAACATACTCATAAACGCCTCTTTCTATTCAAATGTTATATGTAAACAACCCTAAAATATTCTGTATATAAATTATCTCCTTCAACTGGTATCTGATATAATAAAGTAATATCTTTACCTACTAATGTAAACTGATTTTCTTCACCATTCAGCATGCCAAGTACTTGTCCATTTAATCTTACCTTCAATGTATTGACAATAGGCACACTGGACAAAGTAAAAACTTTATTAATACCATTAATTAAGCCTACTGGCTTTTCATTGACAAATTCAGGAGGCATTTGCAATGGTTGTATATTATAGACATTCAAAAATTGATTAAATGTCAACTGCATATCAGCTTCTTTATTACTTTCTATTGTTACCATATTTGATACAGCGATAACTATATTGTCTGCATCTACACCTTCAATATAATAATATTCTAACACTCTTAAACTCTGTGGACTTAAATCTCTTATATAAGACGAATTCTGCACTGTGTCTATTAACAACTGCACACCACCTATTCCTATTCTCTTATAAATATTAAAATGGTCTACTAATACAGTTGTACATTTCCAACATATAAAATTCTCTTTTGCTGATAATCTATATACACCCACTAAAATTGTATTCATCCAAATAACCCCTTAAAAATAGCATCCTATATAATAATCCTATTACTCAATTTTAAACCTTCTATTGTCTATTTTTAAAGGTCTAACAAAGTATTTAATAATAATAATTAATTATCGACTAATAACATTATCAAATCCAGGGATAAAAGTTAACCATCTCATTCTTGCATAAGGAATTCCCATTCTCCGCCATGCCATTGCCCTATTTTGATTTCTACCCATAATATTTTTATATGTTTTTGCACGAATATCAAAATCAGATAAACACTTACCCCCTGCCGTATCATAATAAGCACTTCTATCAATAGTAATAGCAGGAGTATCGCTATAAGTAAATGTATTAGCTTTCTCTATTCTACCTCTTGCCAATAACGCATACCCTTGTGCTCCTGTAATCAATATATCTTCTACAGGTATATTATCAATACCAAAACATGTTATTAAATTACCTGTCTCATTAAATCTACACACAGCACTTCTAATATAAGTGTAAAAATCTTGCCAACTCCAATATCTTTGTAAATTACCACTTGTATCTCTATCTAACACATAATAATTAGGATAATCTAATAATCTATGTTGTAACATCCAAATCAAATAAGTAACCTTGTCAGATGCTTGTAACATAAAACCTAATTCTTTTCTTACCTCAGTAGTAATATTATCTTTTATAAATTTTCCACTTAATACTAATTTATAATACCCAATTTCCCACCCAATAGGTGTAAATGAAAACTTATAGATATTATTACTTCCTGCTGAAACTGTTAGCATATTTACAAAAACTAAATCCTTTTCATCAGTTGATTCACTTCTACAAAAAAATAATGAGCCCTTTCCTTCTGTTAATATATCAGTTATATTACCAAATGGAGACCATAAAATAAATTGCGGTGTATCATATTGCAATTCTATATTAGAAATTTGACTCATTTCTACCTCTATACTTATTGTTTAGCTGATTGTACTCTACGAGACCCAGGTATAATCTTACGACTGGTCTGCCCTTCTGCTAAATCTATAGCCTCAACATTCTCTAATTCCTTTAAATAAGGATTATCGTCGTCATCTGAATAAATAACTTTATTCACTGCATTTGATACTACAGGAATTTTACTTAACTCTTCCTTTCTTTTCAAAAAATCTTCTTTTGTATTAAAGATTTTAATAAACCCATTTCGAAGCGTTCCTTTAAGTGAAAAACTATTTCTCAACTGCTCTTCTGTATATCCAAAATCATCTAATAAGTCATATACTTGTCCACACCCTAAATGTACACTAATACCTTTGCCTTCATCAGCTTTAACATCTCTAATAAGTGTTGTTCCTATATTAACAGCCTCTACATATCTAATTAATTGACTCATATTTCCTCCTAAATAATTTTAATTTTAGTCTCTGTAGGGAAGTGTCTAAATGTTTTCTTCCCTACTCCTATTTTATTAAATAACGATATTCCTCAGAAAATTTTCTTATGAATAAGTCTCCTTAGGATATGTTATTTTTACCACTCCCCAAGCATTATGCACAGTCATTCCCAATAACTCATACCCACTAAATCCCAACATAAAATTACTTGGGTCATCCGCTGGTGCAATCTGTAAATCACAACGAACAGGTATCCAAGATAAAAGCTGTGGGTCAGTAAGTACATATGCTACAGCTAAATTACTGTTAGCAGATGCTACTGACAATTGGTCTGAGTAGAAAAAGCTTGCCCCCCACATATCACCAAGATATCCAGCCTCACGCATTTCCTGCATACCAGCCTGGTCTAAATCTTGAAATGTCCAATTCATTATTGAAGACCTCAAATATGCATCACCAAGCACATATCTGGTAGGTAATCTTCTATCAGACAACTGTGTAAAAGCATCTGACAACGCTCCTTTAGTCAACTTACCAGTACCAACAACGATAGGTATATTACCGTCTTTGTGCTTTCTCACAGTTCCAGTATACATTGTAGCTGCTGTTTCTAACTGAGCTAGCCACAATAAATCTTCTCTTTGCTGTATACCCTGTCTCAACTTATCTGCAACTCTCTTGACCACATTATACCGTCTAATAAAAGTTTGCTTGAAAGGAATTTTTGGGACTACAGCAATCTCAAATCCATCTCCTGTATTTACTCGGTCACTATTCACAATAACTTCCCTAACCGCTCCATTACTACCCATAGCTACATTCGATATCGATGCTGCACCCATCCACTGAACATCCTTATCATATACTGCAGGCATACCCACAGGCAATAACTCAGTAACTGCAAAATTCCTTATAATTCCTTTGTAGTCAAGCTGCTGCCTTACAGGATTTGCTAGCTCTTTTGCGAGTCTCAACAAACCTGAGGGACTTGCGAATGCTCTATCAAGCGTTGCTTCTGTCTTTATTCTCTTATTTGCTAAATTTAATCTCTCAGCATGTGCTTTATTTCTTGCTTCTATTAACATACTCATAACTTATCTCACCTCCTTTTTCATATAATATCACTTAGTAACCTTAACTAACAAGGGACTAATTCCCCTTACAATACCAATCTCTTCATTACCAGTAGCCACATTAGAATATGTACCTGCTGTAGTAACATACAAAGTATCACCAACTGCAAATGTTACTGATGCAAACAATTCTCCTACTACTGCCTCTGTCAACTCTACCAATACTGGTGGTTCTAAAACCGTCATATTAGTAAGTAATGCCCCCGATACTTCTGTTTTATTATTCATTGCCATACCAACAAATACTTTGCCTGCTTGCCCAGCTTTGAATAAACTGTAACCAGTAGTACTCACTCCTATGGGAGACCCAGCCACAAAATCATCTGCTACAGTAGTATCTAACTTGCATTCACCGTTCCTAAACCATGCTCTCAAAGTTCCTATCATCTTATATCACCTCCTTTTTATACTAAACATATAACTAAACTAATACAATGTATTAGCTATATCAGCTATCATTGTACTAAAACTATCCTCTTGCTTAATCTGTGGAATGTATTTCAAATTATTACCTTCCGCAGGGACTATAAAATTACTCTTTTTAACGTTAGCTTTAACTACTTTCTTTTCCTTTGATAATTCTAAATAATCATTAAATATATCCTTCACTATTAAAGCTGTATCATAATCCTCCCCCAAACATTCAGTAGATTCTTCCTTTCTCTGCGCTATTAATTCTGATAAATCTTGTTCTTTATTTGTTTTTACTTCAATAACTCGTGCTAATGGTTCTGTTGTATTCATAATATCATTTTCTATATCAGCTTCTGTTTCAATAAAACTATTCTGTATTTTTTCTTCTATAATGTTATCAATATATTGTCTTATACCAAATGAATTACCAATAAATGTTTCTAAATAAGATTTATAATTCTCATCTTTTATATCCAACAAAATATTACAAATATATTCTGATGACATCCCTTTTGCTATTGATTCTTCTATAATATTATCTATTTCTTCTTTTATTTCTTCTTTATTATATGCTAAAACATGTTTATCTTCTTCAACCTCTTTAACTGATTCTACTTCCTTTTTACCTGTTGCTATTATATCATTTATTTTGTCATAAATAAACTCTTCCTTATAAACTCCTTTTTCATATCCTGCCAATAATCCTGATAATAATAATTTATTTTCTTTATTATCAGGATTATTCTTTATACTTATTCTTAACTCAGAAAATATATCATTACTAATTTTATTTTTATTTGCTCCTTTTCCTATATTATTAGCAACTATATAAATATCCTTTTCATTATCATATTCTATAGCTACCCCATATCTAGCTAATATATCAAGAAAATTTGCCCAATCTACTACTGATAATGCTTCTATTGCATAATAAATACTATCAGTATTGTTTATTATCTTTGTACCCTCTATAAATCTAAAATCTAAATCTTCAGAAAACTCCCAAGCAGATTTATTTAATAACTTATTTTCTTTCTTTTCTTGTGCCTTTCTTCTTATATTTCCTATTCTTTTTAATCTATTATACTCTTCTTTATTAATTTCTACCAACCCTTCCCTAAAAGCATCTATTAAATTATTTAAATAATCTTCTCTGTCCTCCATAGAATCCTCTATATCCCCTTCTATAACCGCGACTTCTGTTTTATCTACAAAAAAAGGAATTATTTCTTCACTCATTAAATCTTCTAAATCCAATACTTCATAAGGTCCCGCTAAACTCTTAAATTCTGGGTCTGTATTTTTTAAATATAAAACACCATTTTTAATCATTCTATTACCTACTTTCTTACTATCTTTACTAATAACTTCTTCTTTCTTAAAAGATTTTAAATTTTGCTGCTCTTCTCTTACCAAATCAATTTTATCCTTATAAAGTACATCAAACTCATATAAATCAGACATGCTTATATAATATTTCTCTTTAACTTCCCCAATTTCCCCTGTTTGTCTATTTACCACCATATCCCCTTCTTGAAATTCATTTTCCCTCATTCCATACCAAGCTGATTTCTCTTTTTTATCTACATATCCAACTATAGCATAAGAAGGAGCTTCTTGTTCTTCATATATGTTGCCAATAATATCATTATACCATGTTTTATTAAAAATATTATCAACTACAATAACTTTTTTCCCCTTCTTACATAATCCCCGAACATCTTGCATATTACCTCTTTGTTCCATAAAAGCATTCTTAATCATTTATACCTCCTAACATTAACTGTATTACTCATACCCTCTTATAAGCAAACTGACCTTTTATATTCCTATGAAAATACTTACCTGCAGATTCTGCATACAACAACCCTTCATAAACTTGTGGTTCTACATCAATATATTGATATATTCCTCCACTAATAAAAGATATTTCTAAAACTTTATTTACTTCATCATAACCTACTGAATCTAAATTACTACTTTCTATAGGATATCTCTGCATATTCTATTGTCTCCTTTATATATCTTCTAGCATTTCTTTAATTTCCTCTTCAGTAACCTCATTATCTTTATTCATATCTTTTAAACTCCTTAAAATTTCAACATATCTCCAATGCTCTATTATTTTCCACAAAATATTACTCGGCAAGTAATTCTTAGATGGTATATTTAATACTTCTAATCCATTATTTTCTAAATCCTTTACAAATCCTTCTAATCGTTTTTTATGTATAATATCAAAATCTTTAACCAAAATATCAATATCATTCTGTATTTCTTTTTCCTTATCTTCTAATAAAAATACTAATTTCTCTTTATCTTCTTCAGTAGCTATTTTTAAAGCATTAATCAAAGATATAAAATCTTCCCCATCTCTCTTAAGCTCCCCTAAAGATAAGTCAATTCTACTTGCCCATTCTTTAGCCATATCAAATATATTGGTATAATCTTTTTCAAAACCTTCTTCAAATGGCTTTCTAATCGGGAACTTTAACCATTCTCTATATAAAACATCATAAGCATTATCCACTTCACTCAAATTATATTCAGTCATAAAATAATAATTAATAGGATGTTTATTCCATAGCATACCATTAACTTTTTTTATATTCTCATGTAATACAGTTATGAATTTTTGTTCTGTATCCTCATCCATTATTATATGCACATCTATATCACTACTATCTGTCCAATTATATGAACCACTACTACCTACAATTATTATCTGATTAATATATATATCTACATTCTCTTCATATGCACACATACTCATACTATAATCAAAATTACATAACTGCATATAATCATCTAATAAAACTAAAATAATATCTTCTAATTTACAATTCAACACATAATCATCATCCCATATTGTTCTGTCTAAATCCTGTCGGGGGTAATCAATTATAGAACTTATTATATATCTATTATCCATATCATCAATTACCCCCTTTTTTATTGACATTATAAAATTGTTGCTAATACATCTCTCAATTCTGTTTCTATAGATATTACAGGTGCTTTTTTCACTTCTTGTGTTAATGATTGTGCCTTTCTTCTTATACTTGAATTTGCCCTCTTATTACTCTGCATATCAAAACCTACAGGTAGAATAGCATTTGTAAGAATTGCCTCCTTAAAGTCTGCTCCTGTAAGAGTTGCTCCTGAAAAATTCACATTTGTAAGATTTGCCCCTGCAAAGATAGCCCCTGAAAGAACTGAACTTCTAAAGCTTGCTCCTGAAAAATTCACATTTGCAAGGTTCACATCTCTGAAATATACTCCTGTAAGGTCTGCATCTATACATTTTGCCCCTGAAAGATTTGTGTCTATAAAATTCGCTCCTATACATTTTGCCCCTGAAAGATTTGCATTTATAAGGATTGACCCTATAAAGTATGCATACTCAAAATCTACTCCTGCAAGGTTTGCTTCTGTAAAATCTACTCTTGTAAAAAATGCTTTTCTAAAGTTCATTCCTACAAGGTTTACTCCTTTAAGGTCTACTCCTGTAAGACATACTCCTCTGAGGTCTACTCCTGCTTTTATTGCTTCTTCTAATACCTCTTTTGTAGTACCTGTTCCTTCAAATAAAATATTTTCGTATATACTTTTTATTTGTGTTAACGATTGTGCATTTCTTCTTATATTTCTTCTCTTAGCAAATGATAATCCTTTCTGATAATCCTGCTTTTTTATAATATCCTCAAATGCCTTTTCACTATCTTTACTTTGCAGTTCATAATCTTTAATAATATTTCTCGAATAATCTCTATTCCTTTCTTCACCTGTAGGCAGAATGCCATAATCTTGAATGTCTTGTTTTGCATTGGTAAAAATCTTTCTCCATTTAACATGTCCTGCTAATTTTTCTAATTCTCTTCTTACTGCTAATATCTTAAGTGAAGAACACTGCTTAACAATAGTTTCTACCTTCATTTTGCCAGCTAAAACAGCTTTTGCTAAAGAACTTGCTTTTAAATCTCCCTTTACCTCATACTGTTTTCTCATCTGTACTCCTCCTGCATTATCTTTTTCGATAAAACTTGCTTTATCAGCTTCTTTCTGTTCATCGACAGCTTCTTTCTGTTCATCGACAGCTTCTTTCTGTTCATCGACAGCTTCTTTCTGTTCATCGACAGCTTCTTTCTGTTCATCGACAGCTTCTTTCTGTTCATCGACAGCTTCTTCTGTCTTCTCTAATTTATCAATAATTACTGTAAGCATACCCTCCATAGAATTTAATCTATCATTAATACTTACTTCTTCCTCTATCTCTTCCTGCTTATCAGTCAATATTTTTTGTCCTTCTAATACTGCTACTGGTATCTCCTCTTCTTCTCGCATATCATTAGCTATAATAAGTATTCCTCCCCTACCAGATTTTAATTGCAATTGCTGTTCTCTTGTCAAAGATGACCACACTGAAGCAGTTATTTTAACTGGATAATCAATCATACTCACATCATCCATAGTAGAATTAGGCAAATTTCCTTTCACCTTTATCTCTTTCTCACTTGCTGCATCATCCTTATAAGCACTTTCCAATATATCTTTATTCTCTACTTCCTTTTCATCTGTTGTACTATTAGTCAAAACACTATTACGCCCTAATTTCTTAATATGCATTTCTAGCCCTCCTTTATTAATAACATCTTTAAAAGATGTCTTTTTATGCTTATTTGCTATAATTGATATTATTTTTGCAGCTTCGTCTGCACCTACATCATACCCAGTAGACGAATATTTATTATTTCCATTGTCAGTAAATATTATTGAGTCTTCAAAAAAAGTACACCCTTCATTCCATTCAAAAACACTATCTGCTATACTATCTAAAATGAGATTTCCTTTTTCTACCATGTGTGGGCAATAATCATATTGACTCGTAGCAATATTACCACAAACTGAACATATACACCGCTCTGTCCAACATCCCATACTCGTATCTGTTACCAATCCATCTTCTATTGCTTCTATTAATCCAGGATGTTTCTTCTCCACAGCATCCCTTTCAAGAGCATGTATAATCTCTACATAATTTTCTTTATCTTTATATACACCATCCAATATAAACCCAACACTTACATCTTTTCCTTTCCAACTATCATGATTCGTATGTATTGGACTATTAATAAAAGTACCAAAATTAGTAAATAATTCTTTCCTCGTCCAAGCATCTCCATTAGCATTAGGAAACCAATATTGTCTATCACAACCAGTACATTGAAAATATTTCATATCTGATTCAACTAATTTCAACTCACCTCTACATACATCACAAACTTTAAAATCTTGAGGTGTTGCTGATACTGCTCTTACTTTTAAATATAAATATCTATCAGACTCCAACACATGTTTTACTGTAGCATACCGTGCTTTAAAATTATTAAATCCTACTAATTCTAAATTTTCAATTTTATTCGTAATTTGCAATACTTTTGCTTTACTAAACTTAGTAAACATTAATATATCCCTCCTTTATTCTTCCTTTTTTACTTCTTCTACTATTTCTTTAACTACATTTACAACAGCTAAAGGTGTTTCTAATTTATCTTTAACAAAAGTATCTACCTTCTGCTCTACTTCTCCTCTTATCGCTTCCTCCCCTACCGCCAAAATTTTTCCAAATCCTCTTTTTAATAAACCCATTTTTAATCATCTCCTTCATATTAAAACATCTATTAATTCATCAGTATCTAATATATATTCAGAAGATTTAAATCCTCTAAATGTTTCAAATTCCACTATATCAATAAACTTCCGTGCTTCTTCTGGAGTAAAAAATCCTTTTTGCATATGTAATTCTTTATTTCCATCTGTCAGCCTAACAAACTTAATCCACTCTTTATCTTCATCAGCTCTTAGAATTAAAATATCTCCTTTTTTCATATACACCTCTTATTCCTCTAATTTATTCACTAATACCTCTAATTCTTCTATTGCCTTATCATAATTACCCAAAAAACCTTTAACAGTATCAATTACATTATCATATATACTACATACCCAATTAACAAAATCATTCCATAATGACCCACTAATAACTATACCTTTTCTTGCTATAATAAAAGGGTTAACTGTTAATTCATATCTTTCCTTTTGTCTCTTTTCATTTTTACTATTTTCGATAAACATATCTGCTAAATGCTTAATCTCCAAACTTACTTTACTCAATAATGCAACTATATTCTTATAATCAGGACTTATTCTTGCTGGGGGCAAGGTTTCTATTTTATACAACAATTGGTCAAATCTATAAGACCTACTCTCTACTGTATTTAATAATTCTATTAAATTCTCTTTACTCGTATCCATATCTTTTTGCAACTCAGAAATATTAAAAACACTTTTCATTTTAATTATTAATGCTTCGGCTTCTTCTATAGAAGCTTTATAATTTTTCTGTCCTGTAGCTAATAATCTTTCATTTTCTCTAAACTCCTTTATAGCATTCCTAATATCATCTTGTTCTGCTCTTTTATAAAATAACTCTTTATACATTACTCCCATTTTAATAACTCCTTTCTCAACTAATAAATTTATATTTATTTGCCCCTTCCAAACAACTATTGTATAATCATAATTTAATTCAACTAATATATTATAAACACCTCTTTCTATCTCATTAACTTCCCCTAATGCAAATCTAAATTTACCATAATCTAAATCTAATCCTTTTAATCTATCATTACTTTTATATGGATACCCGAAATCTGTAAATAAATTATCCATAACATCATCTGATAATATATTATTCAATTCTTCTATTATATCCCTTTCCTCTAATAACTTATTATCAAATAATTCTTTGATATAACCATCTTTTATGTCAACTAATGTACTAAAATATTCATTACAAAAATCTTTCAATGAATATATAAATTCATCAGTCATTTCATCATAATAAGAATTAGTTTCATCATCAGTTAGCTCCAAATAACTTCTCATTTTTATATTTCTCCTCTACTAAAAACCATAAATTTTTTCTTTATTAACAAAAAATCTAAATAATTCTTTCTTAGGTCTTTTACATATAACACCTAAATAATCTAATAATTCTTCTAAATCTATGAAATGTCCAATATTATGCTTAATTTTGTGATTAAATTTTTGTGCCAATGCCCATTCCTTACATAAATCACAAATACTCCCCACTAAAAAATAATTTAAAAAAGATATATCCATTTTAATACCTCCTCATTAACAGATATGCATACATCATAAAACTTCAGGTACCACCTCTTGTCTCTCCATTAAAGTATCAACTATATCTTCTGGTGTAGTTATATCCATAATATTCTGTTCTTTTTCAGCAATTTTATTCTGTTCTTTTTCAGCAATTTTATTCTGTTCTTTTTCAGCAATTTTATTCTGTTCTTTTTCAGCAATTTTATTCTTCTGGGTCTGAATAAACTCATTACTGAATACTGTGTCCCCTGCTGCTGTTAACTCTTTTTCTGTAACCCCTAATTCATCACATAAATTCTTTTTTAAATAATCATAATTTACTCCAAACACATCACTCAATACTTTTACAGAACACTTACCGTCCCTATATAACGATGTCAAAAACTCTATTTGCCCGTCTTCATTTAATAAAGAAACTTTACCTAACCATCTAAAAGATGGTAATAATAAGTCATTTCTATACTTTCTCATATGAAAAGATAACTTCTGTGTAATATTACCTAATGTATAATTAATATCATTAATTCTTTCTTTACATTTATCAACACAACCTATTCTTCCTGCTGTTATATTCTGTTGTTCTATATAATCTTTTTCAGCAATCAATTCATTTTGTGAATCTAACAAAGGTTTTATATATACATTCCATTGCTTTTTTCTTAATACTGAACCAGAACGATATTGTCCACTAATTTCTTTAACTTCTGGCTTAAAAAATCTATTCGCCAATGCTATTGGTATTAATATTTTCTTTTGACACCACTCCAATATCAAACTTCTAACATAATCATATCTTGCTTGTACATATCGCATTGATACTGACGCTGTTGCAAAACTACTCCCAGTTCCTAAAATAGCTGTCTCATTTGTAAATAGTCCAATCATTAATCTTCTCATAATGAACTCAAATTCTTCTTTCAAATTAATAAATCTATCTGCTATTCCTATTGCCTCATACACATGATTAGGACCAGTCAAAAGCATCGGAGAAACTTCATTTCCTAATGTACCTAAATTACGCATAAATTCATCTAAATAATCTTTATCAGGCATCCAACCATTTTCACCTGATTCCCCTATTGACCAATGTTCCCAAGGGCTAATTCTCCTACTCGCTGTAACAAATTGTGCTTTTCTTAATTGGTCTTCATACATTAAATCTTTTATACAAGGATATATTAAACTAATTCCTCTACCGTCAATACCTCTACCCCTACTAATATGGCTAATATAAAACTGACTTATAGATGCACTATTATTATCCAAATTGTCCACAAAACTATTTCTATTTCTATTATCCTTATCTACTATAGCATCTAAATTCCATATCATCTCTGTCATATTCTTTACATCTACTCGAAATCTAACATCCAATGGATTAACACTGTCTATAATTACATCATCAGGCATTAATAGCTGAATATAATCAAAGCAATCTATTCTATTATCCCAATGGGCATATGGTAAAGCCTCCCCATATTGAAAATAATGCTTAGTTATGTCCATAAACATCTCAAATAACTTTAAATCATCTGCTACATCTTGATAATAGCTCAAAACATCTTCATCATCAATACCTTCAAATTTAAATGAACTCCATGGCAAAGTAGAATGCAAATCAAGAGCATTACTCACTACTGGATGTACTATAGAATAGTAGTTAAGCCAACTATTTAATTCCTTTCTACTAAAAGGGAAAAAGTAATTCTCTATATTTAATAACGGGTTTCTTAATTCTGGTTGTAAAGAATCCATTCCTATACTAGCTTTATTTCTTCTGCCAAATACAGCCTGTCCCATTTTACCCGATTTCACAAATGTCTTATTAATTCTATTTTTTATATCTGCCATTTGCAAACCATCCTCACTTAATATACAAAATATTAAAATATAATAAAATTAAATTATCTCATCATAGATTTAATTTTATTATCCAGCATCACAGCTAAACTATAATTATTATTTTTAATAGCCTCATTCAACTTTTTTGTTAAATCAGCAACAGATAATACTTTTTGTGATTTAATATTTTTCATTCTCTGTGAACTATCAAGCATATCCATTACTGTATCTTTATACTCTCTATCTTCTCCAAACACTTTACCTGTACCTTCATATTCATTAGTATCTAATAAAGGTAACCCATTATTTATAGACAAATATTCTTTCTGTTTAGGCACAATTGCTAAATCAACCTCTTCTTCATATTCACTATCTGTACCACCTAATAATTTTTCTACTATATCATCACTTAAATATTCTGCTTCTCCTCGCTCATTTGATAATTTATTAGTAGCAGATAATTTTCTAAATCCTTCATATCTTGTTCCACTCATTTTTTCTAACTCATCATAAGGCATCTTATTATTCCCCCTATTTTCTTAAAAATCAACGATACTGACTATTTAATATATTTAAGTATTATTAATCATAACATCAATAATAATTGATTTTTAACCTAATATTGCTAATTAAGTGATATAACATAGTAATTAATTATCCTGTCTATCAATTGTCATTATTACTTTATTTCTACTATCTTCATCTAAACTCATATATTGATTAATAAACTCTACTGATTTTCTCATAACCTCTTCAAGTGCATTAAAATCATTCTTTGTAATATCTAATTTTAGCAAAGCGTCTAAAACACTCTTTTTATTATTTTCTAACTGTTCTAATACTGCTACTAACCAATCTTCAAATGTGTAAAAAGTTAATTCACAATATTCATCATCTCTATCAGAATATTTTATAACTTTTGTAAGTACATGCCCTAACTGAACAGCATTTTCAAAATCATCATATAATTCATTAATAAAAGCACTGAAAGTAAATGTATCCCAATTTATTTTATTATTTTGAATACTATAAAAAGTCTCTATATCTAATACATCGTTAGGATGCTCCCCATAGGGTAAGCTACCCACATTTCGCAATCCCTTTTTACTCATTTTTTCAATCTCCTTTTTTAATTTTAATCTACTATATACTTAATATCTATATACAATTACTAATATCATTCAATACTCTATTCAATACTCTATTATAAGCATCTGCTGCTTTAAACAATTCTTCTACTGCTTTTACCAATGTCTCTTTAATTTTTTTGTTTTCTATACTTTCAGTAATAGATAAGCTCTTATCTATCTTTCTTATAATAACATCTATAGATTCGTATAATTCACAACCAATAGAAAACTCTTTTATATTATCAATTAAATCATTTATACAATCAACATATATATCTTTATCATTATTATCTACTACATTATAATCACCTAATGCATGCCTTAATGCCTGCTTTTCACTATACCCCCCTCCCACAGTATTACTATTATCTAATGGTACACCTACTTCTATTAATGTATTCTCTACCCTCGTCAACATAGCTTGTTCGTCATTACTTAAACCACTATCCATCTTTTTTCTAAGCAAGTCAAACTTCCTCTGTAACAAAACATTCATCGGCAATGATGTTAAATCTACACTCACTACTTCTTTTTTATTTAATATAGTAGAAGGCTCTTTTTTTATTAATATTCTGTCACCATTATCACCATCTCCTATCTCCCAACTACTTGCTGTACTATTATCGTACCCTTCCCCATCGCCCATAAATTTTAGTCTGCCTAATATATCCATCGTTTGTAACATCTTTAAATATTCCTCCTTCAATTAACCATTATATCCTATTTTTGCTGTTCGCCTAAAAACTGAACTTCCCGTATAACGCTTAACTCCTCTACTCACTGGTAAAGAAATTGCTTTAGCACTTTGCATAACTGTATTACTTCTACTTCCTATTCCTATAGGTAACTTATCTATTCCACCTATACTAGTTAAAATATTTCTTGTACATCCTGCTACTGCTTCAAAAACATCTATATGTCCTACTGTAGTACTTATCTTATTATCTTTCTGCCTTTCCGCAGATACCAACTCTTCCAAAAAAATTGAATGATTATAAAAATCTAATTTTCTATGCTGTATTAAATATTTGATATTTAAAAAATTAGTCACATCTCTTATAACGGATTTTTTCTCTGTTGGTATATCATGGTCATCTAAAAATTGTCTTGTTCCCAACGATTGGAACTGGTCTGTCGTAAACAGTTCAAAGTTAAATCCTCTTTGTTTAATTTCTACTATTAGTCTTTCTACAGCCTCTATATCTACTTCCCCACCTTTACTGAGCACCATCACATCCTGTAAATTATGAACTACTCCATAATCACTCGCTAATATCTGTAGAATTAAATCTATATATATACTTTTATTTTCTATATCATAATGACCTATACATAAACCAGCAGCACATGTATTTTCTGATAAATCAAGATGCCCAAAATAATTAATTCCTCTTCTACCAAAAAAAGAATCTCTAAATTCTCCTCTTTCATCTAATGGGCTTATGCGTTCATTATTACAAACTAAACCAATTTCTCTAATATCAAAGAACAATGGGCTGATTGCTCTTACTGATATGGAAAGTATTTCTCTGCAAGCTTTAGAAAAATCTTTTTCAAATCTTTTTCTAAATTCTCCAGGAACCTTCTTCAATGACAAACAAAAAGAAGCTAAATATTCTCCAGCTTCATCTACACTCTTGCCAACAAATCCTGCTCTATTAGCCTTTTCTAATAGTTGTTCGATTGTTACTGTTTGCTGTGTAAAATAAAGAAATTCTTGTTCTTCTATTATCTGCTGCTCTTCTATATGCACATAAAAATTCGGTGTGTCAATCAACATAAAATAAGAAACAGGTTTCATATCTAATAACGAAAATCTCTTAAAATATATTTTCTTATTCGTTAATGCTTCTAATTCTTTCTTCTCTGCAAATGAATCAAAAAATCTTGCTGTAGTTACTGATACCATAAGAGAACTATTTCTAAAATTAGCATTTCCTCTCTGTTCTATTCTCTCCTTAAATGCAGTGTATACATTTTCTGCTGCATCATACACCTTCATCCCCTTACGCTTTGATTCTAATGTATATTGATAAAAATTAACCTCATCAAGTATACATCCTCTCATCGTAAAACCAATTGGTGCTGTTTCTGTATTAGCACCAGAAAACGCTAAATATCTTGTGTCTTTCCATCCATTCTTTTGATTATCATATTTCTGAAACCTTAATTCTGAATCTATATCAGGCTTCTTTCTATAATTTCTGTTAAACCACTGTGAAGTTGTTATTCTATTCAGCAACTCACCAAAAACTATTTTATTTGCATGAGTAGCTGTAATGCTTACCCCCATCAACATTAATAATGTATTTTTACTTAATCCTAAACATCTTCGTAAATTTCTTATTATTAAATCTCTATATGACAAATAGCTAAGAATTATTCCACTGATAAAACTTTTGCCTACTCCACTGCTGGCAATATATACTACTTCTCTATAGGGTAATTCAAATGTATAATTATCTCCAAATAGTGTTATTAATTCATCCATCCAAGGCGTGTATATTTTACCATTCGCAAAAGGGGAATTATTTATATTTAAATACTGCTTACCTTCAACAAATTCTTTTATGCTTACTGGTGTATAATCATAAATTAAAGATTCTGGATTCTCTATTTCTTTTACATAATCATCAATTTTCTTAGCCAAAACATCAAAATTCAAACCCATTTTATTTTTTACCCTACTTATTTTTTTAATCTTTTCCTATTATTTCTTTACCCCTAATATCTCTTTCATGTCTAATGACTTTAAAGCTTCCTTATATAAGGAAACTACATCAGACCATTTTTCTTTATCAATTACTGGTAAAAATACATCCAATATAATCTTACTTACTTCATCTAATAAAATCTCTTGTAATTTCTCTACATCTGCTAATAACGTGAGGTCTGCTACTTTATCCTTAAACTGTTTTATTGCACTAATATATTTTAAAAAATTAGCATGTTCAGAATTATTTAATTTTCTTCTTTCCTTAATGGCTAATTCTTCTATTTCCTTTATTTTATGTTCTAATTTTAAAATGACTGCTTCATAATAATCTACTTGTCCTGTAGCCCATATTAACCTGCCAATTATTCTATTATCCCCACCTAATGTATTATTAACATATTCAAGTTCTTGTTTAATTTTTTCTATCTTTTTTCTAAACTTACTATTCTTTATATTATAATCATACCATGTGTTTATATCCTTTATAACATAATCTGTAATATTAAATCTTATTTGCAATTCATCTATAATTTGATTTCCTAAACCAAAACGCACTATCAATTCCAAAATAATGTCTTCATGTTCAATATTAATATCCATTATGCTAATTTTTCCTATCTTATTTACTCTTATATATATAAGAGTATAATTGGTCTTTGTGAGTAGAATATCCCACTAAATCTTCTTCTCCTCATTTCTTAAAATATAATACTAAATATTCCTTTATTCTCTTTCTTTTTTTCTTATTTTATTACTTCTTATATGTATATTCATAGCATATAAATAAACATATATAGTTTTAATAGATAATCTCATTAATTCGGCTATTTGCTTAATAGTAAACCCTTGCTTAAAATACTCAACTGCTTCTAATCTTCTTTTCTGTGCAGCTGTATTTTGATTATCTATTTGCATATTCATATTAACTATTTTTGACTCTTTTTTTTCCACTAAAGAATTTCTTAACTCTCCTATAGTGTTTGTTTCACAATCTAACCAATGGTTATCATCTATTTTTGTTTTCATTTTATACTCCCTACAACTAAAAATTCATTTTTTATTACTCTTTTCTTCCTTAACATTTTATATAAAGCAAAAAAATTCTTTATTTGCTCATCTATATCTGATAACCGTAATACTTTATAATAAAATTTCTGATATAAAGTATATGCATTCTTAATATTCAATTCTGTATTAATATTCTTAAAAGGCATTCTACATAATAAACAATTAATAAAATCGATGCTTTCTAATTTTATTAATTTTTCTTTTATTCCTTCATTAAACATTTTACTCATATATTCATATATATAATATAAATCAATAACCCTATTAAATAATCTATATGCTTTATCATATGTCATATCAAATAATTGACTAAACTCTATTCTTGTTCCTCCAAACAGTATAAACATATATATAAAATACTCTTCCTCAAATAAAAATTTATCAATTAAAATAAATTGCTTTTTATCCACTAATTCATTTGCAGTATCTAAATTATCAAAAAACATATTCATATGTAATCCTTTTATTATTAAAAATGTCCCCAATCTCTAAAATTTGTTATTATTTATAATCTATATCATTCTTTATCTTATTCCAAAATGTTGCTAATGCACAATAAGCATCTGCTCCATGTTCCCCAATATTATTATCATTTAACAATGTTCTTACCTTATCCCTAACTAAACATTTCTTATCTTTAGCTTTCAACATCTTATACTCTTTACTCTTTATATTTACTCCTATAACAGCTTTCGTTTGTGCGGGTATTACATAACTTAACTTTGTCTTAGAATCTAAAAATATACCTTCTACAATACCATGTATTCTACACAATTTTTTTACTGCTGATATATCAGCTAAATAAAAAACATCTTCTATAATAATATAATCAAAATTATATTGCCTTTTCAAATTATTTATTAATTTTAAAGTTTCTATCTTACAATTAGTATTTTCTAATTGTATCTGTTCTTCTATTTTTTCTATTTCTAATATATCCACTAAATTTCTTTTTCTTATAGTATGTTTTTTAACTAATATTTTTTCATTACATATATATATTTCTTCTTTAGTATATTTATTATATCTTAATATACTCCAACCTACTGCCACAGTTGATAAATCTAATCCTAATAATATTATTTCTTGTTCTACTACAAATCTTCTGATAACTTTCATATAAAACGACTGTTTTTTATCATACCAACCTACACTTCCATTATAAGCAAATACAGTACCTACAAGCATATTAGTATCTATCGTATCAGATAAATAATGTCTAAACATAAAAATATCTATAAAATATCTTTGTTTCCACAATAAAATCAATTCTTCTATCGTAGGCAAAGACCAATCATTATAACCTCCCTCATTACAAACAGCACAAAGCTCTTTAGCTTCATCCAAACTATGCCTTCCCATATCTCGTGAAGATACTATTAATCCAGATTTACCATCTGGATTAATATAAAATACAATGCCTCCTTCATACTGGTCTCCTATTTTTAATTTTTTCATAATTACTCACATCCTTTATTATTTAATATCAGCTAAAGAATCCAAAAATAATTCCCACGCTTTATCTCTTGCTTTCATATATTCTTGTATACCTACTGTACCCTTAAATTGAGCTTTCAATATATTTCTATAATCTTCTACTAATTTCATATTCGTACTAACATCTATACCAAAATTTTTCAATGATGTTAATTCAAATATTGCAAGAGTACTATTTCTTATTCCTCTATTACTAATAACTTTTACTACTGCATCTATATAATTCTGTCTATTCATTTTATTATTACCTACCTAATTTTTTATTTTTTAAATAGTTTATTATATCTTTTCCTTGATATAGAAATCTATTCATATTTATACAACATCTAACCAACCCTATAACACTATTAACATTTCCAGATAATTCAAGAATTGCTCTCTTATACAAAAATACTCCTTCTCCTACTATTGTATCAAATTCTGTATATGATATATTTAATTCTTTCAATAAATCTCTTACTCGCATACACATACTACAATTATCAATACAACGTACACATACTTCAGGACAATATAATGTATAAGTTTCTTGTAATTTTTTTAAACATAAAAAATCATTTATTCCAACTGCCATTATCAACTCCTCCTTATTTTTTATTTCTAATAAGCATATTTATTTTATGCTATATTTTCTGTAAACATTTTTTATTTATTTTCAATATTATAAATCTATTAAACAATAAAACCTCAACAAAGCATATATCCTTAAAAACCTTACTTATAGTACCTGTTAAATCTACCCATATATTATTTATTATTTTTACTTGCTCCCCTTTTTTAAAATCAGCATTAATAATCTTTTCTATATTCATTATCTCCTCCATAGCTGTATCGTCTAATATATAAGGATTTTTTCCTATTTTCATTACACTACACTTACCTTGCAAACAATTTTCATATTCAAATACAATAGTATTTAATTCCTCCATGCTATTAATTTTTCTAAAACAATAATTAAAATATATCAAATTATCATTCTTATCTTTCGGGAAAAACTCTTTATTAAAATATAATCTATATAATACTACTGGTATATGCAAACATAGAATAATCCACATTTATACACCTCCTTTTTTATAATATTTATTTTATTCAAACAAATCTTTTTTCACTACTTGTTTTTTCCCATCTATCCACTCATTTATATCTACCTCAATAAATCTTACTATCTTACCATTAACTCCCAATCTAATATATGGTATTTATTTCTTACCATAGCATATATAGTAGCTTCTTTTATATTTAATTTTTCTGCTAAATCTTTTACTGTCAACATTTTTAAATCTCCTTTTCTAATATCAAACTATTCTTAAATCTATCAATCAAATTCATATTATGAGATATTAATAATAATTGAAAATTTAATTTTTTTAATACATTATCATATACAACATCTATATTATTCTCATCGAGTGAATCAAAAATCTCATCAAAAATTATAATATCCAATTGATTATTGACTTGTAAATCCCGCAATCCTAAAAAAACACTTAATTCTATTAATCTTTTCTCACCTGCTGAAAAAGTATCAAATAACCTCTTAGTTTCCCCATTAAAAAAAGTCAATTCTAAAACCTCTTTTAATGCTTCATTACAAAAAACAAAATTAACAGTAAAACTAAAGCTGAATTCATTTAAGTAATAATTAATCTTACTCTCAAGATAATCAATATTATTTTCTAATACATATACCCTAATACCATTAACTCCAAACGCCTTTTCCAAAACATATAGTCTTTTCAATATGATATCTAAATCTATTACCTCCTTTTTATATTTTTCTATCAAAACATTATTTTTTTCCTGTTGCTCTTTATTAA